AACATCATCTCTCCAACTTGTATCAATACCTAAGTTTGGAACATCTGCACCACTAATATCTATTTTTATATTTTTAGCAGCTTGGTCAGGAGCTATACCATCTATTAACATTTTGTCATATGCAGCTAATGCTTGCATGTATTTCCAAGCTCTACCTGCAGCAGGACTGTCAGGATTTTGTATATTTACAATATTTCCATCTTTATCTTTACCTTTTACAATAGGACCAGCATAAGAAGGGTCTGGTAATGGATTCCAAATAGAAGCGTTTTCTGCTGCCCAGTCTAAACCTGCTGCAAACCATACACCATATTGAATATCTCCTTTAGCACCATTTAAAGAAGTCATACGCATGTCGTCATGGTAATCTTGCGATTGATACTTTTGATTTATTTGTTCCCAAATTTCTGCTTCTTTTTTAACAGACTGTTCATAAATAGAAGATTGTAGTTCTTGAACATCTGGGTCATCAGCAGTTTTACCTAGTTGAGTTAAACCAACAACTGCTGCTTTAGGTAAATTATCTAGTTCTATAACATTTTGTGTTAAAGCATTAGCAAAGTCTGGATTATCCTTAAACATTTGCACGTTGTCTTTAAACAATTTATTTTGTTTTTCTTTGAGTGTTAGAAATTCTTCCTCAAATATTGGGTCAGGAAATATAATCATTAATTGCCTGAATTAAGTAACTCTGCAATTGCAGGATGTGGATTTACTTGATACAAGGCAGCTAATAATATATTTACACTAGGTACTTCTTCTATTGGCATACTACCCATACCTAAAGGTACACCTTCTGTAATTGGTTCATTAGGTCTTTCAGTAGCTGCAAAAACATCAGGTCTTACAGGTGTTGTAGGTATTTGACCTCCCATAGATGGACCACCTTGTTTAGGTAATGGTGCAGCAGCTTGTTGTGCTGATAAAGCTTGTTGTTGACCATATTCAACACCTGGGATTCTTCTTATAGGTTGCGTAGTACTACCAGCACCACCATCTGTTCTTTGTGATAACGCACCTGGTCCACTTGCAGCTGCAGGTTTACTAGGTTCTCTATATCCGCCTTTAGTACGTTTCTTTCCCATTGTAAAATTCCTTTGTTATTAATATAATGATACCTTTTTGTGGTGTTATAATTTCAGTTACATTTTCTGACAATATATCTAGTTCGTCAGTTACGCCATATTCCTGATAAATCATATCCCAAAATTCATTTTCTACAAATTCCATTAGATACCAAATGCTTGTGATAATGATGGAGGTTGTTGACTTTGCATTTGTGCCATCTGTTGTTGTTGTATTAAAGCCATTTGCTCTGGTGTCATTTGTGGTTCTTCTGGAGTGTAGAACTGTCTAAAGATATCAAGTACATTTCCAGGGTTTTCATACAAAGCAATTGCGGCCATTGTAGCTTGTGTGTCACCTTGAGCTGACCTAGCAAGTATTGAATCATATAAAACAGTTTCTGCTTTATTTTTTCTAATACGTTCTTGTACCTTAGCTACGTTTTCAAGACCATCAATGTTATCTTGTAATGTTTCTATATCTATAACACCTGCTTGTAGTAACTGTAAACCTGTAACTATTTTTTGTGGCTCATCAAATCCAGCCATAACACCATAGATACGTCTTGTTCTATAATCTCCACCAATATCTACTAATGGTTGATAGTTTTCAGAGAATGCTGTTCCGTTTAAATAACCTGCTATAGGTTTTTTATTGATACCTTGTGTGTAAGATAGCAACGTATCCATCTCTAATCGTTTAGCATCCATCTCTACTAATCCAACTTTAATTAACTCTCTGTACTCATTAATCATTAATGACATAGTTGAGTTAAGTTCTGATAGTCCAGCACCAGTAACAAAAGAGTTAGGTGACTGTGAGTCATCAGTAACTGGATATCCACCAACCATACGTAACTGTCGTTCTAATCTATCTACTTGTTGGAACAACTGATACGGCATATTGTTTTGTGGTTTAGAAACCTGCGTACCTGGAGCTAGATAGTTTACTGCAAATCTACCTTTTCTGTATTGTCCAGATTCTATCTCTCCTGATATGTTGGTTTCTGTAAATACGCTATCTTCCATAGCAATTGCTGACATAATGTTTATCTTTGCCATCATTGCCATTAAACCTATAACGTGGTCATACTGTCCTTTTAGTTGGTCAAAAGAAACTCGTTTAATAAATACAAAAGGAGGTGTACTTAGTGTGTTAGGTATAAAATCTAATATTAAGTTTCTTTCAGGAAAGATAATGTATGTACCACCTTGGTCATAATATTCAATAATCCTTACACCTTGAGAAGTATTATCTTCCCATTGTTGTTCACGATTAGTGTCATATGACATAAACGGTGTTGCATAGTCTTGATACTCTTGACCTGTATCATCCTCATCATCTTGTTTTAAAATCTCTTTAGCAAACTCTGGATAAATTTGAGCTAGTTTATATCTAGGTACTCTACGTACTACTGCTAACTCTCTTGGTTTTTGGTCAGGTCCAAAGTTTCCTGGAAATGTATCGTAAGGGTCTCTTAGTTCTGCAGAGGGATAGTAATAACCATTGCTATCTCTTTTTGTTGTAATTACCCATGCACAGAAACCATATCCAGGTAACCACCTAGATGCTTGTGCTAACTGTAGATTAAGATTTTGTTTCTCATCATAGCTAGTAACAATACGTTCTATTTTCTCTGCACGATTTTTTGCTCTAGCAGAATCAACTGCGTTAGGTATATCTACTCGTACTTGAGGTAAACCAGATATCTTTTGTGCAAGTCGGTCAATACCAGACTGCAACATGTTAGGAGCTGGCAATAAGTCAGCATCACTTGTTTCCATTGTGTCACCAAGCAAAGCTTTAATACCATCAGGTCCACCATTAAGAATAGCTTTGATTCTTGATTTACTAACTTGTCTATCTTGTACGTTTCTACCAGATGTTAAATTAGCTGCATTAGCAATAACTTCTTTGTAGTTTTTTACATCTATGTTTTCTATTCCCATGGTGCGTTATTCATCTCCGTCATCTTATAATCTCCATAACTAGGAGTATAGTCTAAACCTATGTCTGCAGAATGTTCTTTCTGCATACGTCTAAAAACCTTCATAGGAAACCAACTAGCCATAACTATATCAGTTTTTTCCTTGTTTCTTTTGGAAACAGGTTTTCCATCAAAGTATAACAGTTGTTGTCGATATTGCTGTACTTTTGCATTTGACATACCATCACCGACAGGTAAGTGTATACGTCTATCTTCAAATAAGTCTGCCATAGCACCAACACCATACAATGGGTCATGTTTGTTTTTACCTGTTAGGTGTCCTTGTACTTGTATACCAGTACGTAATGTAAATTCTTTTATGCTTGCATCTTGACGTATTGCAGATTGAAAACCGTTTTCTTCTACTATCCAATGCCTACAATCGTATTCATGTAACCATTGTGCCATTTGGTCAAGTGCAGCTCTAATACCCCCACCTTTTTTGTTTTCTAAATCAATTAGAAATAATTCACCTTTGTACTGGTCTATACCCCAAAGTACTGCAGCTTGATAACCAGATGATGCAGGGTCAAGTCCAGCAACTAAATGTAAGTTTCTGTAATGTTGTCCCATAACTAAATCTGGTCGCATACATTGGTCAATAATATTCATTGTAAATATCTGTGTACCTTCTATGTATGCTTGGTTGTAATAAACCATCTCAAATGTTTGTCTACCACCTGTTGACTCAGCAGAGTGCAACCTAGACATTAACCATTTGTAAGAACGTTTACCTGGCCATAACATACATTCAACATGCTCTGTTTCATCATGTTCTGGTATTGCACAATCTATAGCGTGTGCTGTTTCTACAATACTTGTAAAGTTATCAGAACTAAGTAAATGGTTATATAAATCATCAGGGTGTTGTCTTGACCCAATAACTACTACAGCTGTATGTTCCTCTTTACGACTTGATAATGTTGTAGTCCACCATTGTCTAGTAGACTCTCTTGCACCAGGTTGTTGTGTAGTCTGGTGGTCTTCAATGTCATCAGCAATAATTATGTCACAGTCACGTGATAGAATCTTTCCACCTTTACCTACAGCAACCATTGTTGGTGACTTAATACCTGCAACTGTACGTGTACCTACAGTAAATTGATTCTGTGACCAGTTTTTACCTGACCTGTTATCTGGTTTAAAAGATGCACCAGGTGGACAGAAGTCTTCGCGTAGTTCTTCATTAGTATCTAGTACATCAAGTACTGCAGACAATGCGTTTTTAGCTATATCTTCGTTACCACCTACCCACATAATACGTGTGTTTGGATTTTTGCATATCTGATACACAGCAAAATGTATTAACAGTTCTGTTTTTCCATGTCTAGGTGGGCTTAATATTAAGAGTTCTTTACCGTTTTCTATACTATCTATAATGTTATTTATCCAGTTAGTATGAAAAGGCGCGGTGTCATACCTTTTACCTAGCTCTGTTCGGAAATAACGTTGTCGGAAGTTTGAAAAATTTTCTAATGCTTGGGTTGCTTCGGCTGATAACTCCCAATCTTCTGCTGCTATAGCGTTTCTGCTATCTATCTTGTAGGCAGCGAGCATGCGACTAACGGTAGCTGAAGTGCAACCAAGGAGGGAAGCCGCGTTGGCTACCGTCATGTCGCCTGTTGCAACCTGGTCAGCTATTCCCTCACTTACAAAAGCTCGGTAATGCTGTCCTCGTCTAACAGAAGCGTAATCACCCTCGTCAGACTTACGTTCTATATTAATCGGTTTTGGTTCAGCTTTCTTGTTATGTCTAGAATCTCTAGCAAACTGTCTTTTCTGGCATCTAGGGGAACAGAATTTTCTTTTTTTACCTGTTAATTTCTTCCTACAACCCTCTGCTATACAGATTACATTGTGTGATGATTCGACCATAAAAAACTATCTTCCTGTAGATGTTTGCGTAGTGCTAATTATATGTTATCATCATGTTAATTACAAACATCAAACACAAGTAATTTGTTACAGGTGAAGGTGCAATCGGGATGCGGAAAGCTGCTGACTGGCGAGACAGTACACTAGAAAGACAAAGGCAGTACCCAAGGACATTAGAAACTGTTTGATTAGCATTCAATAACACTAATGCCCGTTTACGCCTAAAAGCCTTTTACTGACTGGGTTTCTACTGTAAATATTACCAGCATATTTTTCTAGACATACGTATATATAGAAGAACGTCTAGATT